CAACGAAGGCGTTTGGTTCACCATTATTTAACTGCTTATCGGCGTGTGGTCTCTGCTCAATGCCTGGACGCCATTTCATAATTACTGGTGGTCGTGGAGATAGCTCAACTGTATATATATCCTCAAGCACCAATTGCATCTTGTTTATATATTTTTCAATTATTAAAAATACCTGTGGGGAAAGCCTTTCAAGAATGTCGCTACTGCACTGTCTGTCATTCCAGTAATCTGCGTTATATAGACATGTTCCGTCTTCTGCGTAGATGCTTTCCTTTGAGTTATTCCATTCATTAATTTTTGGACAGAATTCCTGCACTGCAATCAAGTCTTCAGCATCGATGAAATTCTCAAAAACATGTATATTTTCAGGACCTGACCCAAAGTGCCCAGGTTTTATTTTCCACGGTGATTTACTGTCTGTTGACATGTCAATAACACTAACAGGCTATCGATGCTTAGATTTGACTAAATCATACAACAGGACATCGAGAAAAGACCTTTCGAGTATTTCTAGTTTCGTGCGATTTGAAATTTCAATGTCTTGGCTACTTATTGAATTCATTTTTAAATAAGCGTTTTCTGAAAGTTTAAATCCATGGGTAAATTTGACTTTATCAGCCAGCCAATTAATTGCGGTTTCCCTATCATCCATAGTAAAAAGATTCATACTTTCAATGCATTCACTTATTGCGCTTGGTTTTGGTAGGTCTGATTCGATAAAAACTAAGTTCACATTACTTGCGACGTCAATTTCACGTAACGCAACTACCGACTCGTCACATGTGGCTAGTCTGCAGAAAAGCATTTTTGACTGTATATTTCCAGAACTGGAAAATAGTTCGTTGGCTCCGAATGGCGTGACACTACCCCACATAAATTCTTCAAGAAAATAATTATCAAACTCTACATTGCCGCTTTTGGCCACGTATTTAGCAATACTCAGATAATGCTGAATAGGCTCCCTGATTAGCGAAAATACATCGTAAGCATTTTTATTTTGAAAATATGGGTTTGAAGCAAAATGACCAGATACGTATGGATTATCTCTAAATGTATCTTGTGAAAAAATTTCACTCTGAGTGGGTTTATGTAGATGAAAACCCTGTTCGGAAAATGTTTTCTCTAATGCGTTGGCAATCCCATATCCAGATGTTCTGGGTATATGTAAATGATATATTTTTTTATCATTCATGTTCTGTTTCTTTTATTTTATTATACAGCTCAATGTCTAGCTCAATTTTTGAATATATTTTTGATTTGTGCTGTTTGCTTATTTTGAATGTTGGCTTAGGTGTTTCGTTAATTACTGAATCGTCACTGGATATTTTAATTCCATATAAATCAAATAAAACTTTATTTATTCTTTCTACAAGAAAGTTTCTATTTTCTAAAGTTCCTATTATTATTTTACTTAATCTTTTATTTAATTCTGAATAAGACTTTGGCTTTTCTACAAAGAACGCTTGATACCTAGATTCAACCAAATTCCCATATGAATCGATATAGGGTTCATTTTCAATGCATGCAATTTTGGAGAATAAAAAACAAGACTGTGGATTATTACATCCAGAAATTCCTTCAAATTGAGTATTGAATTCGTCATCATTATTTAAGAATGAGTCTAGAAATTCTTCGGTAAAATTAACCCCGGACTGAACTGCTGCATATTTCGCCAAACTTAGATACTGCTCAAATGGTTCTCTTATTATGGAGAATGTTATTAAATCATCTACTAGAGAAATTGGGTTTCTTGCAAAGTGTCCGCATATTATGTCGTACGAATCTGCTATTGATGGGTCAAAAACAAACTCGAATTTATCACCTTTATGCTGCGACCTGTTTGCATCCTGCGCATATACTTTTGGTTTATTTTTTAACAGACTTTTTGATGAGGCATCAATCAATTCGTATTGCATTTTGATACCAGATGTTTTTGGTATATGTAAGAAGTAAAGTTTTTTACTTTTTGACATCCATGGCCGCCATCTCCATCAATATCTTATGTTTTACTGGAATCCAGAAATGTGGGGAAGTGTACCTAACCCCATCCGTAACTTCCGTAACTCCGTGAGCATACATATTGGTTGATGGAAAAAAAATTAACGTTCCTGGTTGTGGCTTCATGTGAATGTTGTATTTCGGAAAAAATAGCTCTCCGCCTTCGTACTCATCATTCAAGTAGATTATTGAGCCATAATCTACTATGTAGTTATACCCAGGCCAACCATCTGCTGTTTCCCCATCCGCATGGACACCTTGACTTTCACCAGGGTTCCATTTTCTTATTCCTGGTTTAGTTCTTTCAAGAAATCTTCCAAATTTGTACTGAACTTCACGCTGCACTGAATCTACGTATTCTTGCATTATTGAAAAAATTTTTGGGGAGTTTTTCTCTATCAATTCTGGGGCATGGATGCTGTCTGTACCAAGCTCGCTTTGAGACTCCCATTCGGTTATCGAATAACAGTATTCGCGTATTAGCCCAAGATGTTCATTGCTAATAAAATTTTCAATTATTACTATATTTGCTGGGTCTGCATATGGGAGACCTTCTAATCCGATAAATTTTTCCTGGGAAAACATCAGAAGAATCAACTAACATGGTTGCGTAAATTAGCAATATGTTTCTCATATGAATCAAGATGCTCTGGTACTCCCCAATATATGACAGCTTCTGTCTCGGAAATTGTTTCAGTCAAGCCATCTTGATTGCTTTCCTTCTGAATCGACTCACCAATTTCTTCATATGTTAAACCACCCATTTGAATATAAACACTATTCGCTACCTGTTGGACTAACATGTAATTACGACTTTTTTTAATGTTTTCAGAACAATCCAAGGGGTCTAGCAGGTGGATTGATTTTAACAAATTTATTGCATGAAGTTCATACATGGAAACAGTTTTACTATCTTGCGTGTTTTCATCTCGCATGTACAGACTTTTCACTGCTATCTCCCTGACTTGATTGCTGCTTGGAATAGGAATGTTAGCACAGTGGGCAAAACCACTAAGCCAGATTTTATTTGTGTCCACTCTTACTTAAAGCCAGGCCCAAATGGTGGTGGGAAAAACGGTGGGAAAAAAGGCGGGAAGAACGGTGGGAAAAACGGTGGGAAAAACGGAGGGAAAAACGGCGGGAAAAATGGAGGAAAGAAAGGAGGAAAGTAAGGCGGGAAGTAAGGAGGGGCAACTGGGGTTACGGAGTTGGATGAACTAGAGGTTTGAGAGCCGTAAGCATTGGATGCAGTAACTGTGAATGTGTAAGCAGTACCGTTTGACAAACCAGTAATAGTCGCTGGCGATGCTGCAGTGGATGAAAGACCACCAGGAGAAGAAACTGTGGTGTGCGTTGTGGCGCCAGTTCCAGCTGTTCCAGCTGTATATGTAATGGTCGCTTGCGCGTTTCCACCTGCCGCAGAAACAGAAGTCGGCTGTCCTGGTCTATTTCCTGCAGTAACGGAGTTTGAAGAAGATGAGACAGCAGAGCCGTAAGCCGTAGATGCACTGACCGTAAATGTATAAGCAGTACCAGCGGTTAGCCCAGTTGCTCTAATTGGGCTCGTTCCAGTGAAAGTCAAGCTCCCTGGAGTCGTGGTTACCGTATATGTAGGAGAACCAGTTCCAGCTGAACCAGGAGTAAATGGAACATCAATAGCTCTGTCTACGTTCTGAACTATTACAGCAGTACCTATTGTTGGGGCGCTAGGCGCGTTACCTGCCGTAACCGAACCAGTTGAGCCAGAAGCTGCCGAACCGAATAAGTTTGATGCAGTAACCGTAAAGGTATATGAAGTTCCGGCTGTTAGGCCAGTAACTCGAATTGGGCTAGAACCAGTTGCGGTAATTCCACCAGGTGACGAGGTTGCAGTAAATGTTGTTACACCGGTACCAGCGGTTCCAGCAGTGTAGGTAACATCAATTGCTCTATCAACGTTTGAGACAATTGAAGCAGTTCCGATTGTTGGGGCGCCAGGGTTTTGGCCGATTGCCACAGAACCAGTCGTAACGGTATCGGATGGGACACCGTAATTGGTATTTGCCACCAAGCTAAACGTATATGTTGTTCCAGCTGTCAGGCCAGTAACTGTTATTGGTGAACTTGAAGCAGAGGCGCTAACATTTCCTGGGCTAGATATAGCCGTGTAGGTAATTGTGTCTTTGCCTATGTACTCAGATGGGGTAAAAGATATTGAAGCTACAGTACCTACGCCTGTATTCGTCGCCACAACATCTGTTGGCGTCGTTGGCTTTTTACCACCACTATCTTTTAATGATTCCATGATTTACGCCGAAAGGTCTCCGATAAGCACCCATGTATCTGCTGCTCGTTTGATTAGCGTAGCACCAGACCACTGAGCGCGAAGCTTGCGTCCTGGAGTCGCGTTAACCGTCACTCCAGAGCCCTGAGTGACAGTGCACTGACCTGAGCCAGTCTGAATAATCGTGATGTGAGTTCCAGTGGGGAAAGCAACCGAAGAATCTGGTGGAACAGTTAATGTATTTGCAGTTCCCACACCCATTTCAACAATCTTATTTCTATCTGAAAGAACCAGTGTGTAGCTGGCTGCTTGAGCATTCGTCAACGGTTCAGATAACTTGTTTCGACCTATTCCAGCATCTGAGGATATGTCTCCGTCGACGATAGTTCCATCTTCAATCATGTATGAAGTAATCACCGCTTGGTCTGTTAATACAACTGCAGTACCTGCAATTTTGTCTGGGTCAATTTCTGCACCGCTTGAGATGTGGGTATTTGATATGACATCACTGTCAATTGTCAAAACACCAGAGCTAGTCATTGATACATCGCCAGATATGGCGGTTGAGGTGGCAACACCGGACGAGTTGTACATAACAATCTTGCCAGCATCGCTGTCCACAAGTCTGTTGAGAGGAACAGAATCCTCGGTTAGAGACGAACCCGCAACAGCACCCGAAGAGAACATTGCCGAGGGAATTGTTACAAGCACCCAACCAGAACCGTTGAAGGTCCAGGTCTTACCCGCACTTACGTGAAGGTCGCCTGATTGCGCGTCTGATGGAAAGTCAATTGCTGGCATGATTAAGCCTGTGCTTCCGTCCATGAGAGGCGGGCAAACACTGTCGCAGTAGCAGAGCCAATGTTTGTAGCAACAATGTGCAATGTGTCTGGACCGTCTGGGTAAATTCCTGTTGTTGTCAGCGTCGTGCCTCCGCCAAGAATTGAGTTACCAAGGTCTCGAACGTCTCCGAGGTCAATCTGCACACCACCTGTACCACCCACAAAGAAACCGCCGGTTACTTCGCCACCGCTAACCGTTGTTGATGTTCCTTGGTAGTCTGCAATTTGGGCCAAACTTGATGTAACCGCTGTTGGCTTTCCCCATGTACGAGAGTTTGATGGAACACCATTCAGGATAGCCTGAACAAGAACGTTTGATGTAGACGAAGTCGTCGTTACGTCAAGGTTTCTTAGCACCAACTGCATTCTGTTAACAAGCTCTCTTTCACCGAAGAACGCCGAGGTTCCGTTATCTGCTGATGGAGAGACGCGAATAGCAATCAAGGTTCGTGTTACTCCTGCACCGATAGAAATACCGGTTGTCTGACCATAAGTAAACACGAGCGACTTGTCGTCGTCAAATCTTCCGTCCATGATTGCCGATGTACCCCAGTGAGATATTGAAGGCGCATATGTTGGGAATGCAAGCTCAACTCCAACTGGATTGGATGCTGAGTATGTAAATGCAAGAGCCGCGTTTGTTCCCATCGGGATTGCGCTCACTGTTGGGTCGGCCCCAGTGACAGCGGCACTCAGCTTGATGTTGTTTCCAGAAATTTGCTGAATGAATGTTCCGTCTGGTACATCTGCTCCAGTGACTCTTTGACCGACTTGCAGTCCAGAGTTTGATGCGACAGTTCCGTCGTTGGCCCCAGCAGCAATTGTTATGGCAAGAGACGCATTTCCAGTTTTTTGTCTTGTAAGACCAGTAAATGTTGTTGCAGTTTTACCAGTGTAGTTAATATATTCATAACCAGTTGCTGTATTGAATACACACAATGTACCAATGCTTGGGAAGCCAGTCGTGTCACCAACATTCATTGTTGCTGTTTCGGAGTCAGACAAAGTTCCAGTTAGTTGCGTATGCGGCGGCTGGCTGAGAGATTCATATCGCGCTGGAAGGTTTCCCGAACGCATATATGCTTCTGCATTTGTGTTGTTGTTGATTATCTTGTGACAGTAAGTAACTTTTCCGTCTTTTGCACGCATACCCCAACGGATGAAACCAGCACCATACCAAGAATAGTCGATGTAGAACATCTGCATTCTAGAAAGGTCAACGTTGTAACCAGATGCTCCAGTTCCATCAAACTTGTCTAGGTTCCATTCAGCTTGTGGATACTTTGTGTCCACTGTTTTGGAAACTGAAACCATGGTTGAAGTAGCACCACGCCATGCAGGGCTGATTGTCAATTCAGTGTTGCTTGCAATGTCGGTAATTCTGTATGACTGGCCTCGAGCAACGATGTAGTCACCGATTTCAAGCTGGCCAGCGTATCTTGTCGGGAATGCTGTAGTTGTTTGCTGAACAGTACATGAGCCATTAGTAAATGAAGACTTTCCAGAAATCTGGAAAGTTGATGAACGTTTTACAGCCCATAAAGTCTGTCCGTCAAATTCAAAGAAAACTCCGTTTTGGTCGTCAAACAGACCAATTCTGTTAACGTTTCCATACCAACCTGCAACGGTAATGTAATAAGGACCAGAAGCAAGAACGTTCGTTCCAGTCGAAGTTGCTGGAGCATACGTAAATGTATTGTACCCAGTAATCGTATAAACGGTTGTTGTACCGTTAAAGATTGCCTCATTAGCACCAAAAATAGTTATTGTCGAGCCTGGGTAGAGGTTATGCTTTTCCTTGGTTTGCACTGTAACCAAGTTTGTTGACGTGTTGTATGACAACTGGTCCAACTGGAGGTCTGGTTTGAGCAGTGTTCCAGATGACATCTGGATGCCTTTTCCTGACTGATATCGGAAGTAACGACGAGTTTGACGTGTGGCTAGTTCATAGTTTGACGTTCCGTTATTTGAGAAAATAACTCCGCCGTCAAACGGTCTATGAAGGAAGTTTCCAGATGGCGCAACATAAACAGAAGCTGATGATGCAGTCAGTGTTCCAGTTGGAGCAACTGGCGCATGGTAAACAAACTGTGTTGAACTGATTATTCTTGAAACAAAGTTTGCACCGTTTGGAGGGTTTGTGCCTGAAGTAGTAATTCCAGTTACTGCCACTTCGTTACCGATTGAAAGACCGTGCGGAATTGTCGTGGTCACTGTAACTGCTGTACCAGAATACGAAACCGTTGGGGCTCCACCAATTTTTGCATTAGTAAAAATAACACCAGTAAAAATTGCAGTTTTGTTTGCATCAAAAATTGCTGTCAGTGCTCCAGTGTTGACTGCTTTTCCTGTATAAGTAAATGATGTATTGGTGGTCACTGACTCAATAAGGTATGCACCGTTAGCAATAGATAGCTGAGTATCTCTAACGGTGATTGGTGTTCCAACAGCAAGTCCAGTTGTATCGGTCAGTGCGACCGTTACTGTTCGCGAAGAAGTGTTCATCGTAATTCCTGTAATTGTTGTTACTGGACTTGATGAGTCGTATATAAACGGTCTAGCGCCAACAGTAGTAAGGTTCTCCCACTTTGAAATCTGTGTTCCATACTCAAAGTCGGTGTCAATCAACGACTGTGGCTGTGAGACTCTTAACTTTTGGACGGGGTCAAAAAGTACTTCTTCCGGTGTAATCGGCGTTAAGCCAGGTGGTATTTGATTAAGACCCATTACGCTATCTCCATCCCGCTGATGTGGAATTTAATGTCAGTTGAGTTTGCATTCCCAGTGATTGTGTCCCCTGCCATGAGAACTTGCTTGAGGTCTAGGGAAATAACAGAATTTCCAGGTATTTCAAGTGTTGGAACAAGAGGGATACCATCCAGACCGATTGAGTAGGTGCCACCAGCATTTGCGTTGTTTGACACCACAATGTTGGTTACAACTGTTCTCGTCAATGACGGAACAGTGTAAAGTGTTGTTGCCGGGTTTGTGTACACGGTCGCAGCACCCCTAAAAAGAATTTCAGCTGTATTAGCCATTGATTACTCCAGTCATTTAGAACGCTCCCATAATAGACGCTACGCCGACATCATCGGTGCTAGTCGAACGAGAAACGAGCACCCATTCTCCGTCATAGTAGACAAACACTTCACTTGTCGTATTCCTGAACCAGAATTGACCGTTTGCAGGGTTTTCTGGTGACTCTGAACCAATAACAGCGCCGATACCAGATGCGCCAATTTCAATCCAGTAACCATCGTAGTACACAAAGGTGATAGCTGAGTCTGTTTCAAACCAGAAGTCTCCTAGGTCCGGAGATGCTGGAGGAGTGGTGCCCAGTGTCATCTTTGCACCCTGGTCGATTATCTTGTAGATGCTTCCGTCCCTAGTGGACTCCCATCTATCCAGTGTCTCATTCCACCTGATTTCAACGCTTGCGCTTGAACCTCTGTCAATTCTAATTGCCCCATCAAGCGTAGGGGCTCCGACTGTTCCAGCATTAAGAACAATTTCACCACTGGCCACATTGAGAGAAGCTTGGTTTGTTACTTCTGTGTTTGTTGCAAAAAGATTTTGCACGACAAGTGTGTCAAATTGCACGCACGCACTGGTGCCGACGGCTTGTCCAATAGCAATTGTTGGAGTGGCAGATTCTCCAGCGTTGTCCGTGATTGTTACACCTGTTCCAGCAATCAGATTGGCTACATAGTTTCCAGTTGTATCAGTTCCCATCGCAACAGAGTTTGGTTGAATCGCTGTCGACATTGTCACATTGCCAAGGTCGGTGAAAGTCACCGAACCAGAAACATCACCGGAAAGCGTCAGAATTGGCGATACACCGGTAATAACTGGACTAGTTAAAGTTTTATTTGTTAATGTATCCGTGGTATTCGTACCAACAAGAGTCGTTGTTGCATCTGGGAAAGATATGACTCTGTCTGCTGTTGGGTTTGCAAATGTTATTACTGTTTCAAATTCGTCTGGCGTTGAGCCTTCAAAAGTGATACCTCCGCCAAACTTTACTTCTGGGCTTCCAGATGAGATTGAAGAAGAAGGAGTTTCAACAGGTGTGTATTTGAACTGATACGCAGACGAGACTTGAGCAACAGTAAAGCTGCCGTTGTAGCCTTCTTGTGTCGCTCCAGAAACCGTAATCCTTGCTCCGACATAAAGGCCGTGCTCGGAAAGAGTATTCACGGTGGCAAGATTTGTTCCAGCGTTATAGGTAAGGTTTCCGTTTACGGTTAGGTTTGTGCTGCCTATTGATAGTCCGGCAAAAAGAGGTGAATCACTTGAACCGATAGGTTGTCCGATATTTATGGTTGGAGTCCCAGCCTCCTGCGCAACTCCGTTAGTTAGAGATACGCCAGTTCCGGCGATAACTGAAGCAACATAGTTTCCGCTTGTATCAGTATTGAGGTCGACCAAATCAGGAACCCAAGCTGTTCCGTTCCATTTAAGGAACTGATTAGCGGTTGGTGTTGGTGCAGTGACATCTGAAAGGCCGTCTAGGCCGTGATTGGATATTGATGAAACTGTTGCAGCATTTCCAGAGATGCTTCCATCAACAGAGCCGGTCACATTCCCAACCAGGTTGCCTGTGACGTTTCCGAATACGTTTCCTGTGAGATTGCCAAGTACGTCACCGCTCACGCTACCAGTAACATTGCCCAAAACGTTCCCGATAACGTTTCCTGTTACGTTTCCTATATGAAGACCCGTTGTGTCTCCTGAGAGATTCCCAACCACGTTGCCATAAAGAGGACCATAAAATGAACCGCTTGCACTTCCATCGAAAGTTCCAATTACATCTCCGTCGACAGTTCCAACCAATTCGCCGAAATGCGTTCCTACTAAGTTGCCAACAAATTCCGACGCATACATATTATTGTTAGCAGTTACATTTTCATAAAAAATAGGATTCAATAAAGGCGATTTATCATTTAGTTGCGACTGGATGTTTGCGCTCGCACTATTTAGGAATTCAAGTTGTGCTTTTGTTGTTGCTAATTCAAAAAGTTTATTTAAGTCTGTGGCTGTTGCTGACAACCCCGTTATGTCTGACGTTCCAATACTTATTGAATTTGAGCCGTCAAAACTTTGACCTCCAATAAAAACTGGATTATTAAGCCTATTTGCCTCTTCTGCAACACCGCTAAAGTAAGGTGCTGTTATTCCGGCAAAAAAAACACTTGCACTTTGGGAAACATCCTGACCTATTGAAAGTTGATTTCCACTTTTAAAAATTCCCGTTCCAGCAAGGATTGGTGCTGTTCCGGAAAATTGTGTAAATGATATTGCGTCTGTTCCAATAACATGTCCGCCATCGGTTCCGGTTCCAGAGGTGAATACAAGGAAACCTTGGTTTGCATTCGTTGAGCCTTGAGAAACATACAGCGCATCACCAGCATGTGGGGTTGCGAAATGAGTACTACCATCAAAGTCATCAGAACGAGTAAGCACCCACGGAACGGAGACGCTTCCCTGAGTTGTTACATCGTAAACTCCGTTATGGACAGCGTTTGCTTGATTTTTTACAAGAATTCTATTTCCAGTTGAAGCATTAGTTCCATCCACGACAAGTCGCGCATTTGCTCCAGCAGTTAGAGTTGCCCCAATTCCATCACCGCTATTGTCGTATGTTGGAGTGTTAGGAAGCGCCGCAGCCGTTGCAAGGTATGCAAAATTGTGCCAATTTATTGATGCGGCAATTCCATCAACGTACGCTTTTGTGGCAACGTGCTTGTCGTTTATTGGAAGATTGTCTACAGTAATCTGAGCAAATGTTGGAGATGCCGAAGTAGCAACACTTTGTCCAATATTGATTGATGGTGTAGAGCCAGAGCCGGAGTTCCCCGTTATCGTCAAGCCAGTTCCAGCGACTAGCGATTCAACGTAATTAGCATTCTCTAGGGAGCCATAGAAATAATCAAGTTCTGTCCATTCGGTGGAGC